CTGCGGGATGACGTGCGCTCGCTGGTCCAGTCGAACGCTGAGGTTTCCAAAGCGATGGACGATCACGAAACGCGTCTCCGCAGTGTGGAGCGCTGGAAGTACGCCGTACCAACGGCGCTTATCGGTTCTCTTGTCAGTGCAGGAATCACGATCACTAAGGCAGTTGGAGGCTAAATGGGTGAGCACAGCGTAGGCACTACGGGCGTGAAGGCGTTCGCGCTGGGTCTTGCGGCGTTCGTGTGGGCGCATCGGCGGAAGGTGGCTTCGGTCGTGCTGGTCGCGCTGCCGTTCGTCGCCCGGTATTTCCCTGGGTTCCCCACTGATGAAGTGGTCCGGGTGGTGCGCCTGTTCCTGGGCGCATAGGTCACCGACTCCCTTCCTGGGTGGCAACACACTCAGCGAAGGGAGTTCGTACCATGATCCGGTACCGGCATGTGGGGCTTATCGGGCGTGCGCGCGCAGGGAAAGACAGCGTGGCTAACCGCCTGTCGGAGCGTCATGGGTATCAGCGGGTGGCGTTCGCGGACCGGCTGAAGGAGGCGGCGCTGAAGGCGAACCCGGTCATCACGCATGTGCCCATGGCCGGCGGCTACGGGTACACACAGTTGACGCTTCGGGACATCGTGGCCGCTGACGGGTGGGAGGGCGCGAAGCAGTACACGGAGGTTCGCCGCTTCCTTCAGAGCTACGGCCAGACCATACGGGACCTTGACCCTGCCTTCTGGGTGCGTGCCGCTCGTGAGGCTATCGACGCTGCGAATCGCCTGAGCCTGCCGGTTGTCATCACGGACGTCCGGTACGAGAACGAGGCGCGGTGGCTGCTGGAGCGTGGCTTTGTGCTCGTGCGGGTGACGCGCCCCAATGCTGGTCTGGCCGGCGACGCGGGCAGGCACGCGAGTGAGACGGAGCTAGCCGACTACGTCACGGATATGACCATTGCCAACACGGGGACGCTGCGCGATTTGAATGCGATCGTTGACAGTCTCCTTCTCCCCCGCCGCTGACATTTGCCCCGCACTGACTGGCCTTCGGGTTGGTTGGTGCGGGGCATTTTTGCGTTCTGGGGTTGTGCGAACCCACTCACGTGAGTAGCCTTCAGTTGTCGGTCCTACTCACGGTGAGTGTGTTGGACGCAACAAGATCACTCCGATAGGGTAACTGAATCGAGAAGGGGACGACATGCCGAAGAAGGGTGAGCGCCTGCCTTGGCGCCTGACTTTCCAGTACGCCGGACAGGCTGAGCAGAACCGCCCGTTCGATACGGCGGAGCGTGCCGAGTATCTGGCGGACGAAATCGTGAAGGCCGCACAGCTTCGCGATAGTGTCGTTACCCTCACGATCAGCAACCGTGACACGGGTGAGCGCTACAGCTTTCCCCGGACAGGAGACGACGACATGCCCCCGAAGAAGAAGGTTGTAGCTGCGCCGGCTCAGGCAGCGAACGCCGACGTTGACGCGCTGATCAGTGACGTTCGCGCGACGATCGATCAGATCAAGGAGATCAGGCCGGGTGACGAAGGCGCGACCACCCTTGCCGCTGAGCTGAAGGCTGAGGCTGAGACGAAGATCCGTGAGCTTCCGACGGCGAAGCGTACGGCACTGCGGAAGGCTGCACGGGATGCGCACGCGGCAGCAACGGTGAGCCCTGCGACGCACCCGGAGCCTGCCCCCGCCGCTGAGGTGGCTACGATCAGCGATGACCCGATGAAGTGGGCGCACGTGCCCGAACTCATTGCGGTCGGCGTCGAGAAGATGCGCGAAGGCACCGAAGCCGGCATGAAGCTGACTTCGGCCGGCGAAGTGGTGGCCAACGTTCTCCTGACGATCCGTCAGAACATGGTTGACCCTGAGACGGGACTGCCGGATATCCCGTGGCGCATGAAGGCGACCCGCAACGCCGCCAGCAAGGTGTACGACGACGCGCTTAAGGGCGTGTCCGAAGACGACGTTGAGCGCCGTGCCGCCCATGCTTCGCTGATCAAGGCCACGCAGAACAAGGCCAGTGACGTACTCGTGGATTGGCTTCGCGGCTACACCCGTGATGACCTTGAGCTTCTGCGGGAGATCTTCCCCGATGCCGCTGCCGCCGTTGAGGCTGACGAGAAGCTGTCACCGGAAGCCGCCATTCGGAAGCTGTACGCCGACCATGGGGTCGAACTCCCGCTGCGTGGCCGCACTGAGCAGATGCGTCTCAATCGCCGCGTCGAGAAGATTCAGCAGCACGCGAAGGAGCTTGAGGCAGCGGAAGACGCGGGCAACGCCGCACGGGTGGAAGAGCTGAAGGCCACCATCAGCGATCTTCGGGCCGACCTTCCCGCTGACGTACTTCCCGCGCTCGACGTCAAGGAGAAGACCGACGCTGAGCGCACGACTGAGGCGGTGGCCAAGCTCCGCAAGGATCTTGAATCGGCCGGCAAGCGGTTCGCGAAGGTCAAGAACACGGCGCAGAAGCGCAAGGTGAAGTCGGACCTGTACAGCCTGATCCGGGAAGCAGCGGAGGCGTTCGAGCTTGACCTGAGCGCGCTGGTGCCGGCGGAAGAGAACGGCGAGTAAGAGCGCGCACCACTGCGGAGCCCCGATCAGCGCCTAGGGTCGGGGCTTCGTCACGTCCAAGCACAGCGGGAAAGGCTTCTGACCTGCGGTGAGTGATGAAGTGACGTTGTGACTCATTTTCTAGATTCACATAAAGAAACTCTATAGGTAATCCAGAGTCGGCAGCACTTCGTCACAACGTCACCGGTCACCGACTCCCTTCATGTCGAGAGAGACGACTGATGAAGGGAGCCACCTTGCCGAAGGTGCGCACTATCTACCGAAGCGGAAGCCGCTTCTACGTCCACCCGGAAGACCGGGAACGAATCCATCCTGGTGTGACGTCCATCCTGGGAATGCTCGCCAAACAGAACTTCCTTGCCCCGTGGCAGGCGAAGCTAACCGCTGAACTTGCTATCGACTCCATCGACTTTGTCAGCGAGATGGCGGCGCGTGGTGGGCGCGAAAGCGCCGTTGATTACCTGAAGGGCGCTGCCCGCCGGTACACGAAGATTCGCGCTGACATTGGCTCCGAAGCCCACGACATGTTTGAGCGCATGATTCGCGGCGAAGGCGGCTTCACGGAGCTGAACTCGCGCGGACAGTACGTGGTGCGCGTGTCGCCCGATATGGAGCCGTACCGCAAGCACTTCCACGAGTTCCTTGAGGCGGTCAACCCGGAGTTCGTGCGCGCTGAGGACGTGGTGTGGTCGGACACGTACGGGTATGCCGGCTCGTTCGACGTGTGGCTGTACGTGTGGCTGGACGAGAACGGCGACCCGACTCCTGACCGTTCCGGTACCCGGCACCTGATCCTGGGTGACTGGAAGACGGGTAAGAACACGTACCCGGACGTTGCGCTTCAGCTTGCCGCGTACGAGCGGGCCGACTACGTCATTGACCCGGACGGCAACGCTGAGCCCCTGCCGGAGTTCGACGGCGCTGCGGTGCTTCACATCACGGACGAGACGTGGGCTTTCAAGCCTGTCGACACGGGTGACGACGTGTTCGCTGAGTTCCTGCGGCTTCGGGGCACGTTCGACTGGGACCGTGAACTGTCGCGCAAGGTAATCGGGAAGCCCATTGCGAAGAAGCGGGCCGGCAAGCTTGTGACCGGTACGCAGAGGCGGTCGCGCTGATGCAGGCATGGCGGAAGCCCAGCGCAATGCATGGTTACTCCGTGCACCTGACGCCGGACGAAGCAGCGGAGATCATCAACGAAGCGGCTGATGCGTGCAACATCGGATACCCGCTGGGCGCTGAGTTCCCTGAGCTAAGACGCCTAGTGAACAAGCTGAACGCCGTGTACGGCAGCAAGGAGACGAAGCGCGCATGAAGGGTCCGAACTGTCTTTGCAACCCTCAGAAGTCTGGTCTGTGCGGTAGCTGCGGGGGCTAGTCACCGACTCCCTTCGTGGTACGTGCAACCGACTGAAGGAGAGACTCCCTTGCTCGACTTTCTGAAGATGTTCGTGGTGGCGTTCGTGCTGTCGGTCCTGGGGCTGTGCGCTTCGGCGTTCGCGCTCATGATCTATGTCGGCGTGTGGCACAGCTACAACGCTTCGGTGCCGGCGGTGGGCTTCATTGACTCGCTGTTTGCTGTCGGCGTGCTTTCGCTGCTGGGCATCCTGGGTGCCAACCTGAAGCGCAAGTAGCACCCTGCCGGACCCACGGGTCCCCCGGAACCCCTCAGTGCCTCACAAGGGCGCTGGGGGGTTTTCTGCGTTTGCGGAGCAAGTCACCGACTCCCTTCACAGCAAGAGACAGGAGTAATCGGGCGGGCAAGAGGTGGTGACTCCTTCTTGCCCGCCCCGGCAAGGGAGATCCCACGTATGGCGCGTAAGAGCATTTGGGCGAAGGACGAAGAGAACAAGCCGGCTGAGCGGAAGGTGTACACGGACGACAC